CTCCATTTAATAATTTATTAAGATTAAATTACAGTGGTTATGTTGAAATTTCATCATCTGAATTTTATCCATTACGGATTCATGGAAATGGTAGTGGAACAGGTATTCAATGGTATAATGATGGAACTGTTCAATGGAATACTTATGTTGCAAGTGGGAATTTTATATTTCACGACGGTTCAAATATAATAATGACAATAGAAGATGGTGCAGATGCCAATACATTATATATTGACGATACAAGTAGAGTTGGAATTGGTACGAATACACCGGCAACAGAATTAACTGTTGTTGGTGCTATATCGGCTTCAAGTTATATAAAATCAGATACTTATGGATATTTTAAAGGCAGTGATGATGGGTCAAGTGCTATTGTATTAAAATTAGGTAGATATAGTAATACTGGAACTTCAATGGTAGATATTTATACTAATGATTTGTCTGCTGATTCTATGACCATTGAATTAAAAAGATATAATGCTGATTTTATTTTTAAAGGTAATTATCCAGGTCAAGATAATCTAATTGTGTTTGATGTTACTTATACAACAGGGGGTCAATTAAAATTACAAAATAATTATAATATTCAAACAGTTTTAATAAATTCAAGTGGGAGTTCATATTTTAGGGGTGGTAGTGTAGGAATTGGTACAACTAATCCAACTGAAAAACTTCATGTAGCCGGTGACATATACACGACTGCTGATTTACACGTTGCCGACACTCTTCATTTTGGTAGTATTGATAATGATACTTTTATAGATTATGTAGCAACTGATAATTTACAATTTTATGCTGGTGGTACACTTTTATTGGATATGACTTTAGGAGTACTTGGAGGTCAAGGAATAATAAATTGGGATGGAGAAATATCAGCATCAACAGCCATTAAAACAGATAGAATTCAAGCTGAAAGTATAGGAATTGGTACGGCTTCACCAGAAGAAGATTTACATGTATGGAGCAATGTTTCGGCTTCTGAATTTTACGGTGATGGTTCAAATCTTACAGGTTTAACAGCCGACAATGCATATTGGACAGCATCTGCTGGAGAAATACACAGAATGAGCAATGTGGGTATTGGTACAAATAATCCACTTTATGCTTTAGATGTGGTTGGTGATATTAGAACAGATGCTACTTTACGAGTGGGAACAAATCTTGTTGGTAGTAGTGGTGTTATGGTTATTTCAGGTGTAAATGAAATTTATGGTCAAGAAAATAGTGGTTATACTGATCCTGTTTATACATTTACGAATGATGCAGATACAGGAATGTTAAGTCCATCTGGAGTAAATAGATTAGCTTTTGTTACGGCCGGAATACCTGCTATTGATATTCTTGCCAATCAAAATGTAGGAATTGGTACGACTAATCCATCAGTTAAATTGGAAGTAGCTGGAGATGCCTTAATAACTGGTTCTCTTACAGTTGATGGACTTCTCATAGCTCAAGAGTTTCATACAAGTTATGTTTCCAGTTCAATCATATATAGTTCTGGGTCAACTCAATTTGGTGACAGTTCTGATGATGTTCATGAATTTACTGGTTTTATTAGTCAAACTGGATTGGGAGAATCTACATATATCGGTTCTAATGTTGGTAGAAATGATGATTTAACTGACAATGAAAATGTAGGACTTGGTTTTGAGGCATTATATACTAATACGTCAGGTTATATGAATATAGCAATTGGACATCGTTCTTTATATTCGAATACAGCAGGCCATCTTAATATAGCAATTGGTACAAGCACTATGTATGCGAATGATGAAGGTGATAGTAACACAGCAATTGGAAGTCATGCTCTTTATTGGAGTAGCGGTAGTCAAAATACTGCTGTTGGTGATCATGCAAGTTATTATCTTAGAGGTGGAACAACTAATGTGTCAATAGGATATTGGGCTGGTGGATATTATGGTGTTAGTACTGAACTTACACAGGCAACAGCCTCAATTTTTATAGGTCAAATGACAAAGGCTAATGCAGATGCAGAAGAAAATCAAATTGTAATTGGTAGTAGTGCTATTGGTGTTGGTTCTAATTCTGTTGTATTGGGGAACGATTCTATTGCTACGACAGTATTAAAAGGTAATGTAGGAATTGGTATAACTAATCCTCCCAGAAAATTAGTTGTAAATGGTGGAGGTATTAGTGTATTTGATGATAATAGTGAAGGTATATCTTTAATAAGTGATTCTATTACATTTTCTGATGAAAATGAAGACAATGTTTATCAATATTTGTCAAGTAATACATATCATGAATTTTCAGTTGGAGGTGGTGTAGAATTTTCCGTAGGTGCAAATGGTAGTAATTTTTCTGGACATATAACTGGTTCTGGAAATTTGCGTATCTTGGGAAAGGTAGGAATTGGGACACAAGCTATACTTGAAAAACTTCATGTTGATGGCGACATATATACTACTGCTGATTTACACGTTAATGAAACTATTCATTTAGGTAGCCGTGATAATAATACTTATATAGATTATTCAGGAACTGATAATATAGATATACGTGCTAATGGTTCATCTGGTGTTTATATAAAATCTGGTGGAAATGTAGGAATTGGTATGACTGATCCACAAGAACAACTTCATGTGGCTGGTAATATAACTGCGTCCAGGGTTTATACTCCATATTTACATGTTGGAGCAAATGAAACATATGATCATTATCTTCGAATATCACAACCAGCATCAGACGAAGATGTTCAAATACAAGGATATATTAATTATACTCCTATTGTTGCTGATATTTCTCTTCAAGTATCTGGTGGTTATGTTGGAATTGGTACAACTGATCCTCTTGAAAAATTGCATGTTTCTGGTAGTGTTTATATTACAGATGATTTACATGTTACAGATACAATTTATATGGGATCAAGAGATAATAATACTTATATAGATTATCGTGCGACAGATTATATTGATATGTATGCTAATGGAAATTTGTCTTTGACACTTTCACCTACTGGATTGGTAGGTATTGGTACAACAGATCCATCTGAAAAACTTCATGTAGTTGGTGATATATATACTACTGCTGATTTACACGTTGCTGATACAATATATTTTGGTACTATTGGTAACAATACTTATATAGATTATGTTGCTACTGATAATATAGATATACGTGCTAATGGTTCATCTGGTGTTTATATAAAATCTGGTGGAAATGTAGGAATTGGTACGACTGCTCCTGTTACAGATTTACATGTTTGGAGTTCAATATCAGCAAGTAGTATTTCTACTGATGGTATAATAGTAGGTGGTTCTGCAGGTGAATACAATATTAGGAATGAATTTGATGATGGTATGGTTATTGACAGTACCAATAGAAAAGTTTATTTAACAGTAGATGGTACTCATAAATTAACTATTTCAAATGAAGTAGGTGGTGATGTAGGAATTGGTACAGATACACCTATGGCTGATTTTCATGCTTGGGGAAATGTATCTGCGTCTAATTTTTATGGTGACGGTTCAAACATTACTGGTGTTCCACCTGATACAGCATTTAGTTCATCAATAGCTGGTAGAGTGTCAACAAATGAAACAGATATAGCAACACATGAGCATACACAACTGTATTTGGATGCTGATAGAGCCTTAACTCTAACAGCCACTGGAGATGATGCTGTTTTAACATTAACATCAGATCAATCTTCAGGTACTATCACAATGGATGATAATGAAGGAGATATGGTATTTAATACAACAAATGTATTTTCATTTCTTGATGCTGTAGAAATTACTGGCAACTTAACAGTTGCTGGGGCTATAAATGCTACTGGTGAAATTACAGCTTATTATACTTCTGATTATAGATTAAAAAATAATAAAATTACCATATCTAATCCTGTTGAAAAAATTAAGGCTATAGAAGGAATAGAATTTGATTGGATTGATGATGAACATGTTCCAGAACACAGAATAGGAACACACGATGTTGGACTTATTGCGCAAGACGTACAGAAAATACTTCCGGAAGTAGTAAGAGAAGTAGATGGATATATGAGTTTAGATTATGCAAAAATCGTTCCTTTATTGGTGGAAGCAATAAAAGAACAACAAAAACAAATAGATAGATTGGAGAAATTAGTTGGCAAGAACTAATCTAACATTTAGCGGTTTGAGAAGAGCAATAACTGGTAATACTTCTGGTGCATTTCGTTTAGCAGCAGATGGAAGAGGATCTGCAGCAACAACAGCTATGATTAATTTTGCAATTGATAGTATTACAGGAGTAACAGGCCCTACGGAGATGGAAGAAGGTAATATAGAAAATTTCTATTTTACTTTTAGCAGTGCTGGATCTTTATTTACATCAAAATTAGGGAGTAGGTCAGCTAACTCAGACTGGGGTTTTGATCAGGACATATTGGAAGTTGATAGTAATAATGGGGATGATTGTGATATTGCTGCTTATAATGGTGGAGGAGAAGAAATAATATTTGCAACATGGACAGACTACTTTAATATAAATGCTACTAACTATAATTCAGCACGTAGCATTGAGGTAGGAGTTAGTGCAGTATAATGATGTTATTTGAATACGGAATTATTAAACAAGAAATTCGTGTATTACATGGAGCTACTAATGAAATTATTTCAGGATGGATTCGTGACATGCACAAACATCCTTTATTTACAGAGTTTAAAGACCTTTTATTTTTTGAAGGAACGGTTCTTTTGCCTAACTCTGAACCAACAGATGTTGATGTAAGATTGTTTATTAATGATTATAAACAATATAATATTCGTAAGATTCAGGCTTTTTTAATAGATGGAATACTTCTTGGATTGGTTAAATATGGAGTTTGGTTTGATTTTTATGCTACTAATCTTGTGTTTTCAGAAGAAAATATGAACCAAATGCTCGCGACTGGTATCAATGAAATACCAGAAACACAATGTCTTTATGTTGGCAATAAACTAATCATTGACGACAGTATTAAAATGGACAAGGTAAAATCTGCTATTAAGCTGGATAATAGTCTTTATCTGGTTAATGATGATAACATTTCAGATAAGTTTATTAACACATATAAATCCGGTAACTGGGTACCTCCATTATTTATAAAGGATATGGTATAAGAAGTCGGAATAATTACGTTTTATTTTTTTCTATATATTTATATATATAAATCATAACAACTAACAAAGAACAAAGGAGATTATTATGAACAAAGATTTAAATGAAGTTAAAGTTACTGACGACGAAGTTAAACAAATTCAAGGATTGCGAAATGAATTCCAACAAATTATGTTGCAAATTGGACAATCAGATCTACAAATTTTTGATTTGAATCGTGCGATAAAAGATGTAGAAGGTGTAAAAGGACAATTATATGCCAAGTATGATGAAATTAAGAAAAATGAACAAGAAAAGATGAATGTATTGAATAAAAAATATGGTGCTGGTAATTTAAATATTGAAACTGGTATGTTTACGCCTCTCGCTGGACAACCTGAACTTCCTACACTTGAAAAATAATATATAAATAATGTTGTTTTGGTAAATAACTTTATATTTATATATGTAATTTTTTTTATTTCAAATTCAGAAATTTAACAATTAAAGGAGAAATTTTATGGCTGAAAAAATTGTTTCTCCCGGAGTTTTTACTCAAGAGAAAGATTTAAGTTTTCTTGCTGAAGGTGTTTCAGCAATAGGAGCTGCTATTGTCGGGCCGACTGAAGAAGGCCCTGCTTTTATTCCAGTTCAAATAACTTCTCAAAATGAGTTTAACACGAAATTCGGGAACGGAACTTATTATACACCGTATACAGTTCAAAATTATTTAAAAAGTGCGGGTGTTGTAACTGTTGTTAGAGTACTCGGTACAACGTCTTATGCAAGACGCTTTTGTACAATTTCCATTGATAGTGGTGATGTCACATATCCTGACAGGATTCTTGCTGTTATTGGGGTATCTGACAGTGATGATGATAGTGTAACTTCTATCTCAGCAAGCGGAACATTGGGAGCATTATGTGTAACCGTAGATGGAACAGATTATTCATGTTCATTTGATACACGAAAAGAAAATTATATTACTAATGTTTTAACGGGAACTGTTCCTGTTGAAGTAGTATATAATTATCCTACTTTTCACAGTGCAAGTGTTGCTAATACATCAACTGCATCTATTGATATGGGAACAACGTGGTCTGCTACTGGTGCGACATCAATGAGTGCTGTTGGATATTCTTATGCTTCAACACCGTGGATTGAATCACAAAATATGGCTGCTACAAGTGCTAGTGATGATGCAACATATTCACCGTTGTTTAAGTTTCATACTCTTGCTGATGGTGTGGCTTCAAATCAAAAGATTAAGGTGGGTATTTTTGATATAAAACCTGCTGATGAAGTATCTAATTCTGATTATGGTCAATTTAGTATTGTTGTTCGCGCATTTAGTGATACTGATTCCAGACCTAATGTTTTAGAAACTTTTAATAATGTTACTCTTGATCCTAATAGTGTGAATTACTTACCAAGATCTGTCGGTGATAGGCGTTCTTATTATCGTTCTATTGGTGGTGAATCTAAACTTGTGTATGAAGGTGATTGGACAAATCAATCATCATATATTCGTATTGAAATGAGTGTTACTTCATCTGCTAAAGGTGCTGTACCTATGGGATTTGGTGCCTATCAAGTTCCAATTAATGTTGATACTGCTAATTTTACAAGTATGAGTTTTGATACAACTCAAGTAATTAATGGCGAAACAAATACTCGTGCTTATAGAGGTGTTGATTTTGATAATGCTGATAACAAAACTTTCTTAAATGAAATAGGTGGAGAACAAGGAATAACACAAGGATATACGACAAGCGTGGGAAGTAATGTTCGATTTAACCTTAGTAATTATACTGCTGTTATTACATATGGTGCTACTGGAACAACTTGGAGCACAGATACTGCTATTCGTAAATTCATTTTTGGATTTCAAGGTGGTAGTGATGGTATTGATCCTCGAACAGAAATCAATAAAGGTGGAGATATTACCGCAGCGAATACTCAGAGATTTAATTGTACTGTTGCTAGTTCTGCTGGTTCACTTTCGTATAAGAAAGCTATTGATGCTCTTGCTAATCCAGACGAAGTAGATATTAATATGATTATTCTTCCTGGCATCCTTAAAAAATATCATTCGTATGTTTCAAACTACGCAATTAATCTTTGCGAAGAACGCGGTGATTGTTTTTATATCATGGATACAACGGGATTGACTGATAGTATTACTAATGCAGTAACTGAAGTAACCTCAATGGATACAAATTATGCTGCTACATACTTTCCGTGGATTAAAATAATCGATCCTAATACGAATAGACCTCAATGGGCTCCTCCTTCTGTTGTTATGGGCGGTGTTTTTGCCTTTAATGATAAGGTGGCTCAAGAATGGTTTGCTCCTGCTGGATTGAATCGTGGTGGTATTACGGAAGCTGTTGAAGCTTATACGCGATTGACTCATACGGAACGAGATACACTTTACAATTCTCGGGTTAATCCAATCGCTTCATTCCCAGGACAAGGTGTGGTTGCTTGGGGTCAAAAAACCCTTCAAGCTAAACCTTCTGCTCTTGACCGTGTAAATGTTCGCAGATTACTTATTTCATTGAAAAAGTATATTGCTTCTTCAACAAGGTATTTAGTTTTTGAACAAAATACGACTGCTACACGAAATCGCTTTATGAATATCGTTAGTCCTTATTTGGATAGTGTTCAAAATCGCGCTGGACTGTATGCTTTCAAGGTGATTATGGATGATACAAATAATACTCCTGATGTGATTGATAGAAATCAACTGTATGGACAAATTTATTTACAGCCTACTAAAACGGCTGAATTCATACTTTTGGACTTCAATATACTCCCTACGGGTGCTATATTCCCTGAGTAAAATTCATAATAAACAATAGGTTAGATACATTAAAACCCGATCTTTATAGGTCGGGTTTTTTATTTTATGTTAAAATAAATTTGACTACGATGATTAGTTTTTGTATATTACTGTATTAAAATAATAAAAGGAATAGTTATGAGTAGAAAAACAAAGAGCATAATGCGAGAACACGGTATCACAGAAAAATCCATATGTGATAAATGTGGTCACATTGATTGTATTTGTATTGAAGAAGAACCTAAACTTAAACTATCTGATTTTGATAAAAAGCCTAAAATTGAAGGTAAATTAAGTCCTGAACAAATTAAAAACTGGCGTCGAGTAATGTTTGGAATGTTTGGTGCATATGCTTTGATAATGCCAGATGTAGAAGTTCAACGATTTCGAGATAAAATGCAAAATGATGTTGATAAACTCTAAATCAAGCCTTTTCTTTTTTTAATTTCTTTTTGGGTGTTGTGTTAATCCATTTATTATATATAATAAATGATGCGAGAAAAAACAAAATAAATAAATATTCTAATCCTTTAGTTGCGAATAAATCCTCATACATTAGCAGTTTCCTTCCTTTTTTTTCTTACAAAATAATCAACTGTTATACAAATAGCGACGAATCCCAATAAAATAGCTATTACCATTATATTCTCCTTATATTAGTTTATGTTGTATAATACAACAATAATCGTACCAACAATTAGGTGTTGTTTTTTAACGACTTACGGATATGAGTAACGAAATATGTGTAAGTAAATACAACGGTGCGTATAGTAAATCAACTTATATAAGATATTGTTTTTATGTAAGTTATGATATTGGGTTAAAATGCGTTAATTTATCTAACAATTTGTATCTAATTGAGGATTTTAACATCTAATATATAAACTCAAAAAGGAGGATACATTGTGGAATATTTGACGAAAGAAACATTTAAGGAAAAGGTTTTTGATTTTGAAGCGAATGAAGATTGGAAATTTGAAGGCGACAAACCAGCGATAATAGATTTTTTTGCAGAATGGTGCATGCCTTGTAAGCAAATAGCTCCAATTTTAGAGGAGTTATCTGACGAACATCCTGAAATAGACATTTACAAGATAAATACAGAACAGGAACAAGAATTAGCTGCTACATTTGGTATTCGTAGCATTCCTTCAATTTTATTTATTCCCAAAGAAGGCAAACCGCAAATGGCTGCTGGAGCATTACCTAAAGAATCATTTGAAGATATGATTGAGAATATTCTAAAATAAATTTGATATTCAGTTTTTTAATTAGAACCCACCTTTTTTTAATAAAGAGGTGGGTTTTTTTGTTTATATTATATTTATATAAAGAATACTATAATGGAGAAATATGGATGATTAAATTATTAGAATATGCTGGTAATGGTGGAATGAAACTTTATCTTGAAAAGAAGAAGGGTGTTCAAGAGGACGACGAGGTAGTTATTCCTCAAGTGGGTCGTATGTTATATTCTCAGTTAAAAAAGAATGTAGATGGCAAGGTTAAAGATTTTGCTAATATAATGAAAAAGGGTGATTATAGCAAAATGACTGACAGACAGTTAGAATTATTATCACATTTTATTCGTGTTGCGCGTGCTTACCAAGAAGGTTCAAAGGTGCCTTTAGAAACAAAATTCAAATAATAGGGTAAATTAATGAAACGAAATATATTGAATGAAAGTCCTGATTGGATATATGTTCCTCAAAAAAATGGCGAACCTATAAAAACTTTATGGAATGTTGGTGATAATCGGGCATTTGGATATTATGATGGAAAAATGTATGTGGCTGAAAAAGATGGTATTACTCATGGCTCACTATCAATGAATTATCATGATCCAAAATTACCGATAAGGACTGATCGTGGTGACTTTATTTACCCCGGCCGATTTTGGGCTGACAAAAAAATAATTTCATTTTGGGTATATCCACCAAAAAGTAAAATGAAAAAGGTTATTACTGACATTGAAAAAGAACTTAAAACTAAATGGGGTCAGTCTATTAAAATATGGAATGATTATAAAGTGGAGACGATTCTTGATGATACAGGAAAATTAAATAAAGGAGCCAGAAATTGGAATCCTGAAGATTATAAACAAAAAGGTAGAGAACAGCGTAGTTCATCAGAAGATAAATGGCATATTGAATTTGTACCATTAAAAAATTATGGTGGGAGTAAAAAACGAAGTAAAAAGGATCTTGGTGCTGCTCATGCATTGTCTCCAGTATTAAAGAAAAAGAAAGAAGTTCCATCTGGAATTGGTTCTAAAAAATATGGTAAAGAAAAACCATTAAGTTATCGTCATGCCTTACGAAAGGGATTAGGTGATGGAGTTATAAAAATTAGCACACTTATAGAAAGTTCAAGGAATGATAACAGTAAACCTGAAGGCAAGCCTCGTGGTAAATTTCCTTATATGAAAACAGATGGAGTATCTGATTTACCTAAGTCGTGGGAATCGAAGTTAGTTTATTGGCGAAAAATGATAGAAAAATTAATTGGATATGAAGTGTTGGAGTAGGAAATGATTAGATTAAAAGAACTTATACAAGAAATAGAATTTACTGATCAAGCTGATTTTGATAGCTATGCTTCTGCTCATAAGATGAGGGATACAACGAGGGTTAAAATAGCTGATAAAGATACGACGGCTGGTGAGGCCAATCCAACAGGTATAAAACCAAAGAAGAAAAAGAAGAAAAAAGCGAAGAAGAAAAAAGTAATAACGAATCCATTCATTAAGAAGTATGGGAAATTAAAATTAAATGCATTTCCTCCTGAGGGAGTAGATGAAAAGAGTGTGAAAGTAAATATAGAAGGTAACATTCATACGCATGCTGTATTACAATGGAAAGATCCGAAATCAGGTAGAACAGTATCATCATACACGAATAAATTTATGGAAAAGAATGCTAAGATAAAATGGTCGCGGATCAAAAAAATCAAAGACGAACACATTGAAAAAATTAATGATAAAGCTACGAAATTATTGAGAAATAGAGATACTAAAGTAAGAGATGCTGGTGCTATAATTTCCATAATTGCTCAAACAGGATTGCGTCCTGGCAGTGCTTTAGGATTTGATGATACTGGGAATAGGGGTGTATCAACAATTGGGCCTGAAAATGTGACGATTAAAGGAGACAAGATAACGCTTAATTTTGTTGGGAAGTCGTATAAGCCCAATAATGCTGTAATTAAAGATAAAGCATTAGCGGAATATTTAACAAAACGAATGAGCGAGCGTAAATCTGACAACTTTTTATTTGATATAACGACTGGACAATTAGGTTCAACCTTCACGAAAATCAGTAAAAAGGGGATGAAGATAAAGGATATGAGGACGTTTGCCGCAACGAAGATGGCGAAGAACATATTAGATACTGATAAAACTCCACCTCCACCTTTACCAGAATCTCAAACAGCGATAAAGAAGGCTGTGAAGGATAAATTAAAGATAGTATATGAGCAAGTATCACAACGATTAAACAACACACCGGCAATGGCTAAGTCGAGTTATGTACACCCGAAGGTCATAGAACAATGGTTAAAGGATATTGGGGTAGAGCCCACATTGATTAAATAAGGAGTATAAGATATGGAAAAAACAGATAAAATGAATTCTGAAGATTTGGAAAATTGTGATGAATATCCTTTGCCTGAATGGTGGGATAATGATAAATATGAATTGCGTTCAATCAAGAAATCTGCGACTGACGAAACGATGAAATTAAAAGATATTTACGAAAAATAAAAATTTTTATATTTATATGTATAATTAGATACAATTAACTTTAGGAGAATAGCAATGGCAAATGCTGCTAAACGAATGAAAGAAAAGAAACAACGAATGTTAGAAGCCCGTAAGGCTGCTAAACTTGGATTAATTGTTGAAGCACCAGTTAAAACAATTGAATCTGGTACTGTAACTGATGTTAATGTTGTTAATATGGAATCTGAATTAAAAGGTATGTCGAAATCAAAATTAATTGATCTTGCCGAAAATCTTGAACTTGATTCCAGTGGCACAAAAGCCGAATTAATAGAAAAAATTTTAGAATAACGGGAGAAAATAAATGGCTACAGAACGCCTTCTTGAAGCAAATGAACTCATGGTTGAGAGATTTCAACCGAAACAACAGCATAGATTTATCATGTATATTGATGGTGTTCCTGCTTGGGTAATCAAAACGGCTGCTAAACCATCATTTTCTACAAATGGACTTACAATTGATTATATGAATATCAAAAGAAAGTATGCTGGAAAAACTGAATGGCAACCTATTTCAATTACACTTTACGATCCAATCGTTCCAAGCGCGGCTCAGTCTGTGATGGAATGGCAACGATTACATCATGAATCATTAACTGGTCGTTCAGGCTATGTTGATTTTTACAAAAAGGATATTGATCTTTATGGAATTGGTCCTGTAGGTGATTTAATTGAAAAATGGAGAATTTACGGAGCATTTATTACAAGCGCCAATTTTGGTAGTTATGATTGGGCAAGTGATGAAGCAATTAACATTGAAATGGAATTAACTTATGATTGGGCAGTTTTAGAATTCTAAATCTAATACAGCTAATTCATATTACTTTTATTTATACACGGGAGAATGGAACATTTCTCCCGTTTTTTAGTTTAAGAGAAAAAAGGAGTTATGAGATGAAAAAAAATAATCTTTTATCTAAAAAGGAAATAGCAGAAGTTAAAGCTATGATAAGAGCGAGTCGTCGCGATGCAAGGAAGAAAAGTGTTATAGCTGCTGGAATAGAACTATCAAGGTCTATTCAATCATTTACTGCTGAAGATCTATCTAAAAAAATGGATTTTATAATTTAAAAATTTAATTTTTATATATTTATATATATAAGGAGGTTATAGTGAAAGAACCAACATTTAATTATGATGAAGAATCCGATGTTATGTACATTTCTTTTGGTGAATCAAAACCATGTAAAACTGAAGACCATGACTCAGGACTTTGTATCAGACATGAATTAAATGGTTCATTAAATGGGATCACAATTATAGATTATAATAAAAGAACAAACAAGGAGTAATATATGGGAAACGAAAAAAGTAACAAGGATATTGCCACTCAAGCAAGAGAAGAATTTACACAAGGAAAAGAGAAGGATTATCCAACTGAAGTTTTTACATTACCTTCAAAGGGCTATTTTTATTCAAGTGATAATCTATTGTCAAAAGGTTCTATTGAATTAAAATATCCAACAGCACGAGAGGAAGATATTCTTACTTCAAAGAATTTAATAAACAAAGGGCTTGTGGTAGACAAGTTTTTACAAAGCATTATTGATACCAGCATTGATTACAATACTTTATTACTTGGTGACAAAAATGGAATTATGTTTGCCGCTCGAATATTAGCATATGGTGCTGATTATGAGGCTGACGTTAAATGTCCTTCATGTAATGAATTACACAAACAATATCCTATTAGTTTAGATGGTTTATTAGCAAAGGACATACCGTTTGATGAGTTTACAGAGGGTCAAGAAGCGTTTGATTTTACATTGCCAACATCGAATGTTGATATAAAATTTCAACTTTTATCACATGCTGACGAAAAGAAAATTGAAGTAGAATTGAAGGCATTGAAGAAAAAGATGCATGTTGAATCAGAAATGTCGACAAGATTAAAACATTCTATTATATCAGTTGATGGAGAAGAAGGTCGTGCTATCATAAATAAATTTGTAGAAACCATGCGTAGCGCAGATTCATTAGCATTAAGAAAAGAAATACAGAGAATTGCACCAGATGTAGAATCGTCATTTTTCTTTACATGTGAAGAATGTGGTTTTGAGGATACGGTGGACATCCCTTTAGGGATTGGGTTTTTTTGGCCTTCCGGAAGGGTATAATCGAGTATTTCACGAAGAAATTTTCAATCTTTGTTATTTTAGCAATGGTGGATTTCAATTTCGTGATGTATATGGATTACCTGTCATCAAACGAAAGTTTTTCTTACGATTATTAAAGCAAGCGAAGGATGACGAGAGAGTAGCCATTGAATCTAATCAAGGTAGTGGAAATTCTCAGACTCCACCTCCAACACCTGAACGTTATTCTGATGTTCAGAGCAAAAAGTAAACCGATTAATAAGAAGTCCTGAAGATGAAAATTTTTAGGACTTTTTTGTTTTAATATATTTATAAGTATAAAGAAATATCTAAGTGGGAGATTAGCAATGGCAAGAAAATTAGTAAATGAAAGTGTAATAGATAAATTTATTGATAAGATATTTGATGCTATCAAAAAACGAAAAACAGCACAAATAACTAAGAAAATGAAAGATCCAGAACTTGATAGGCGTGTTGATGATTGGCGTAAAAGTCATGATGAATTAGAAACTTATTTGAATAAAAAATATGGTGAAACAAAATAATGGCTGACAGTACTCAAGATCAACTAAAACAAATTAAAGAATTACAATCCCTGACTTCAAAGGTTTATGAACTTCATGAAAAAATAAAGACAGTTGCAGGAGATGAGTCTAAATTATTCAGTGAACAAATAGATAAAAGTAAAAAGATGGTATCATATGCTACTAAGATAAAATCAATTGGTGATGATCGTGTAAAAAAATTAAATCAAATGATAAATGACCAAGAAAAGAGTCTTGGTATTACTCAAACGTTACATGATGAATATACATCGACTGTTTCAAAAGTTCAAGAATTACATGATGAAATAAAAGAAACGGTTGGAGTGGAATCTCAATTATATGGTGATCAAATAGATAAAAGTGAAAAATTAGTAGATGAATTAAATAATATAAAATCACTCACAGATGATCATATAAATGATTTACAACGAATAGTACAGGAGCAAGAAGAGAATCTTAAAGTAACTCAGGATTTGAAAGAACATCATGAAAAAGTTACTTCTGCTGCTAAAGAACAATTACAACCTCTTGAAGATATGAAAAGTAAAGTTAAAGGCGTGGGTGATACCATTCAAGGATTTATTCTTAATCCCTGGTTTATACTTGGAGGTTTATTATTATTAGGAATAAATTATTTCAAACAAATTGAAGATGCCGCTCAAGGATTTAGGGAAACGACAGGTTTAGCAGTTAAAGATACCAAAGAAATACGAGACAATGCTGCCAATCTTACAGCCGAAATGGCTAAGTTTGGTGTTACTGCTGACGAAGCTTTTCAGGCTTCAGCAGCCATTGCAGATCAATTTGGGTCAATGGATAGAGTGTCAAAAGACACGGTGGGAAATGTATTAACGATGTCAAAGGCACTTGGATTAAGTGCTGATGAATCAGCGGCTTTATTAAAATCTTCAATGGATATGTTAGGTGCAAGTGAAGAAACTGCTACTGCATTTATTGCTGGAACTACACAGTTGGCTAAACAAGCGAAGGTTGCTCCGAAAGCTGTATTACAAGATATTGCTCAGAACACAGAAGCTGTAGCAAAATTCTCTAAGGCTGGCGGTGAAAACATTGCTGAAGCTGCTGTTCAGGCAAGAAAACTTGGAACGAATATGGGAACAGTTGCTGGAATGGCTGAAAAATTACTTGATTTCGAAAGTTCAATTGAAGGACAGATGAATGCAATGGTTCTTACTGGTCGGTCAATCAATCTTGATAGAGCACGTGCTTTGGCTATTGAAGGTGATTTAGCTGGTATGCAACGAGAAATGTTGAAACAAGTAGGTACTGAATCTGAATTCAATCAAATGAATATAATTGAACGAAAGGCTCTTGCTGATGCTATTGGTGTCGGTGTAGCCGAATTAGGTCAAATGGTGTCAAGGGCATCTGATCTTGAAAAAGTTTCAAGTGGAGCAATGGAGCCATTTGCTGCTATTATGGCTGGAAACAAATTATCAGATGTATTAGATGCAGCAGGATTAGCTGGGCCTCTACAAGAAATTACACGGTCATTTAAAAGTATAGCGATAATTGCTGGTAATGTGTTAATGCCATTACTTGTTGTGTTAGGAACTGTACTTACTGGTATTGCTTGGACAATAAATCAAATTGCTGATGCCATGCAGAATCCCTGGGTAAAAGGTATTACAATGGTCATTGGTGGATTAACTATGATTATTTTTTTAGCAAAGACCAAACTTGCACAAAATATGTGGAAAGCGTTAGTACATCCAGTAATTACATCAAAAGCATTAATGGGCGGTTTACAAACGAAGATAGGTGGGTTTGGTAAGTTATTTACAAAACAAATGGGTGTTGCGGGTGTTGCTACTGGTGGATTAGGAAGTAAAATAAAAACATTTTTTGGTGGATTTACGAAACAAGCGAAAGGTGCTAGTGCTGCTGTTGAAAGCGTATCGAATAAAACAAAAGATGTTGGTAAAAATATGAATAAAATGAAAAGTCGTAAAGGCGGAATTATGGAGTCTTTAATGGGTAAAAATATGACTCCTCAAAAAATGTTAGCTGGTGGAGCTGCTATGATTATGGTGGCTGGGGCTGTATGGATTTTGGCTAAGGCAATGCAACAATTTTCGACTGGTGTTAGTTGGGAAGGTGTATTAATGGGTGCAACTTCATTAGGTGTTCTTACAGCTGCTATAATAGCGATTGGAATGATTATGTCAAGTGGTGTTGGAACAGTTGCTATTATTGCTGGTGCTGCTGCTATGGCAATCATGGCTGGTGGAATGTGGGTTCTTGGAAAAGCGATGCAACAGTTTGCTGTAGCCGCCAATATAGCGATACCATTTTTTAAGATGTTATTTAAGGGTATTGGAGATTTAATTTTAACGACAGGACAAGCAATATCAAATGTTATCAATACAATATCGGCATCATTTAGTGGATTTGTTATGGATATGGGTTCTCTTGCTGCTATAGCACCTGGAATTTTATTAGCTGCTGGAGCGATATTGGCTTTATCAGGTGCAATGACTACATTTGCTCTTGCTAATGTTGTAGCTGCTGGTGGCGGTTTATTAACAGCGTTAGTTGGTGGTGGAATGTTAAGTCAATTACAAAACATTGCTGAAATGGCTGAACCGTTAGGTAATGTAGCTGATTCAATGGGTCGTATTACAGGAGGTACTGTTTCACCCACATTTACACCTGAGCCAATTGGTGCTCAAGTTGCAATGGCTGGTATTGGTGCTGTGTCAGCTGGAGTTGTTCAACCAACAGAAATTGTTCCGACGGAAGAAAAAACATCGTTGGATGATGTGGTTACTGTTATAGGTAAATTTATGGATAAGTTTAATGATGGTGTGGATTTGAAATTGAATGGAGCGAAAATCGGAGAATTTTTGGCTAAAGAAGCAAGAAAATAATTTGGAGAAATTAAGTGGCATTAATAGATTTGTATTCACGAGACATATTTAAGAAACTAAAAACAGTTGAACCAGCAGGATTTCCTACTCCTGTGGCTACACCATTAAGTGATCCTCCGTTAACTGATACTGATAAAATCAAATCATTAGTTGGGTTATATTATGAAAATGCTCCTCTTTTACAATCAACATATTTAGGATCATCGGCTCAACCATTGATAACGATTAAACCTAACGAATCAGCCGACCAGTATTCAAATAAATTAAATTATACATTAACACGAGCTGGTGCTACTGCTAAATGGTTAGTAAGTCCTGAAGGATTGAAGTTTGGATTAAATCAGGGTATATTACAAATAATGAATCCAACAATTGAAACTAAAATATGGAAACCAAATTCTATATTAAGTAATCTTATTCCTTTTACTGGTTATCATGAACGCCGACATATGGATGCATCAAATTTATTTGGTATTCCCGGCTTATCAGTTATAGATGGTGCTGCACCAGCGAATTACACTGAAGCATTATATTCTGGTGATATAAAGAGTAGAATATATTATCAATCGCCAATTCATGATACTAAAGGGTCTGAATTTCCAGGTATTTTATTTGCTCAAGCTGGTGCTTATAATATGTCAATGGCAAAGACATGGAAAGCACTTGATCCGAATAGATATAGTTTTCCAATAGGTGCTGATGGTGGTGGACTTCCGTTATCAAATAGAACGTCTCCATTTGATCAAATGAATATAAATATGGCATTAGCCGAAAAGGGTTGGAGATATACATTAGGAACGGGATACACTCCAGTATTAGATGCTCAAGTCACAATGAATACTCAATTAACTGGAACAAGTTATTTACAAGATTTATTAAAGAAAATTCCATTTGTTAATACTGTTATGGCTATATTTGGTTATGGTATTTTAGGTGCTGAAGCAACTACGATTAAAGTTTACAACAGATATAATGTATCATATCCGTATTCTACGAAAAAAGGAAAACAAATTAGAGTCGTTAATAATGATGGAGAAGAACTGGAAGTATATGATTTACAACAAGATAATAAAAGCCCATTAGAAAGAATTTTATATGCTCTTATTCAAGGAACAACTGTTGGTGGAGAAAAAGCCCAAAGTGGTATAACATTCGCTAATAAAGCAGCGCTTCCGGGATTTGATGACCATGCTCAAGCATCATTAATTGATAAGAGATTAACGAAAAATCCACAGGATGGTTCAGATAATTTAAATTCATATTTACAAACGTATGGTGACATAATTTCAAAAGGTAGTAAAAAAGGCACATTAAATATAGATGGTTTAATTGATGAACCAAAAGCGTATTCAAAATATATGAAAGATACAGATGCTCGAATGATTTTAAGTCAAGCGGGGAGAGGATTTGCAAATTCTGGAGATAAAACAGATGCTGATCGACAAGGCGACACTTTTAATTTATTGGATTATGGAGACGAAAAACCAATTGGAGGTGCTCAAGATTTAATACCATTCAAATTTTATCATGTAAATGAACGAAAGTGGATTGTGTTTAGAGCGAACTTAAATGGCATAACTGACAGTGTGACTCCTGAATGGAATGAAAAGGCTTATATAGGTCGTGCGGACAAATTATATATTTACAAGGGAGCGACAAGGAAGGTTAATTTTAGTTTTTCGTTGATGGTTCATAATCCAAAAGAACTGAAGCCTGTGTATGAAAAATTAAATTATTTAATGGGTTTATGTTATCCTACATATCGTAATTTATCAAAGGGTTATGGAAAATATATGGAAGCACCATTTGTAAAATTAACAATTGGTGGATTGTTTAATAATGTGAGTGGAATACTGGATGGTGGAGTAACCGTAACATATGATGATGATATGACATGGGAAATTAGAGACGAAGATCCGGATAAGATTAAAATAGATAAATTACCAAGATTGATACGAGTAACAATTGGTAGTTTTACTCCTTTTAGCCTTGATCATCGTCCAATGAGTGCAACTTCGCCGTTTTATAGTGCCATAAAGAAATGGCAAGAGTCGACAATTTAAGGAGAATAAATGACAACTCGATACCAATACACGACACAGACAATAGATAAAGATAATAAGCATCGTAAATATCAGACGACAATATATCCTAAAATTGAACCAGATGACAGTGATATTTTTGTTGTATCTAATATAGGCGACAGACTGGATTTATTAGCAAATATATATTATGGTGATGTTACGCTATGGTGGATAATTGCACAGGCTAATAATATAGGCAAAGGGTCGTTAAATATAAAACCTGGAACGAATTTACGAATACCACAAAATATAGAGGATGTATATTCTGAAATGGAATCTATTAACAGGAGAAGATAAGTTATGCCTTCATCAAAAGATAAATACAAAACATTTCCTCGTATTGTACCACTGACAAAACATGATTTTGTAGGTAAAGAACTCATTAGGAGAAAAAAGAATTCATTTGGTAAACGTGCTGTTCCTCGAGCTGTATGGGTGAGGGCTATTTCTAATGCTGTTCAAATAGATTATTCTTTTATAGGACCTCAACAAACATCATTGGTTGGAAATCTAAATGTTATGGTAGGTGGATTATTAAGTAAAAGTTTTTATACTCGTGGTTCATTTGAAACTCTTTACAGACGTTCCGGTCGACAAATGCAAGACAAGCCAATTCCTGGAATTGATTCTATTAGTGTATCAAGCAAAGGTGAATTACAATCATTACGAAAAGTAACTATAAATTGGACATGCCCAAATATAGAGGATTTAGATGTGCTTGCTCCATATTGGCTTACTCCTGGAGTTTCAGTTTGGTTAGAATGGGGTTGGGGTCAAACAGGCAAACGTCCTGTTACTACACCAGTAAATGATGTGACTAAATTGAAAGATTATTATTTAGATGCTGGTAAAATATATGATGATATTATTATAAATTCAAAAGGAAACCAAGATGCTTATATTGGTTTAATTACCAATTTTACATTTAATCAAAACGAAGATGGTAGCTGGACATGTACAACGGAATTAACATCTATGGGTCAGACGTTACTTTCTCTTGACTTAAATAAAGATAAAGTTCAACCAAGTGCTTCGACGAAAGAAGGACAAAAAATTGTGCGGTCTCAAACAATTAAAGGATTTATAGAAGATAAATTTAGTGAAGGCGATCTTTTAGATTTACCTAAACCAAATGGTATAGGCACATGGAGAAGTTCAAAAGATGTATTTAATGCAGCTAAAAATATAGGAGGATTTGATTGGTTAGCATCTGACGTTGTATTTGTTTCGTGGAGATTCATTGAACAACAAATAGTTAATGCACATGCTGCTTGGGAATTTAATGGAGAAGCTGGTAAAGGAACAGCATTTCAAATAGATAGTACTCATGTTGAAGTATCAAATGACAAATTTTTATTTTCTACAGATGCTGACATTGGATTAGTTGTTCATGGAGCATCACCTGGAGCACTTAGATTTGACAAAAATAATACTTCTACAAAATCGGGAAACTTGACAAATTTATATTTTAATTCTGAATTTGTTAAAGATACATTTTTGAATGCTGAATCATTGGAAGAAGCTCTTATGAAATTATTAAGAGGAATAAGTAATGCTTGTGGTGACATATGGAATTTTAAGATTCAACCAAATCCAATGAAAGAAAGTATATTACAAGTTATTGATTTGAATTTTATTTCTGAAGATGATATAGTTAATGTTGATAAAGCATTTAATGCAAAATCTTCATCTGCTGATAGAATACTTTCATTTGGTGGTTATAGTGGAGAAAGTATATTATCAACTGTGTCGTTCACTTCTAAACTTACAGATCAATTAGCATTGAAATATTTTGTAGGTAGAAATAAATCAAATACAAATTGTCCTGGTATAGTTGTAAATGATGATAATGATGCTGGTGTCAAACCTATGTTTGGAGGTCATGAAGATAGGATTTTACGAGAACTTTGCCCACCTCCATCTCCACCTCCATCAGAAGATGATTTGAAAAAACGAGCTGAAAAAGAGAATGAAGAGAAGGAAAAGCGAGAAAATTTCTCTGTTAGCTTTTTGGAATTACGAGAAGCATTGGCAAATGGTAGAGCGCCTAAAAATAGTAAATCGGGCTGGCCTGCAAATATCATTATATTAGATAAAAAAGGGAAAGGTTTACTTATTGAATATCTTAATAGGAATTTGGAAGCGGGAAAGAATGGAAAAGTAATAGAAAATAGAGTTCGACACAATCCAATATATCCTCTTGAAATATCTGTAACGATTGATGGAGTGAGTGGAGTATTACCTGGAAATTGTTTTACTTTAGATAATGTTCCTAAATTATATAAAGATTCTGGAATATTTCAGATTGTTGAAGTGAGTCATGATGTGTCGGCTGATGATTGGACGACGACATTTAGAAGTTTTTTTAGATATATGAGAACTGATACAAAGAGTGTAGTATATTACAATCCAAGTGATAGAAAAGAAGAAGGCGAAGTGATAACATGAACATAATAGATGAATATAAAAAAGTAGCTCCACAAGGTACAGGAAAATTTATCAAAAAATATCCAACTGGTTATTTCCCTCACCCAACAGTAGAAGATTATCATCGCGGATATATTATTCGATATTTTATGAAACTAAAAACGAATAAACATAGTACAATACTTGAGGTTGATGAATCAGAATATAAAAAATTTTCATCGGATAATATTATAACTGGATATTCATTTTTTGCCAGTGTTTCATTAAGGTGGAAACTTATTGGCAAACGAAATGATGTGATAATGGGAAACACAAAAACATTGGAAACAAAGGAACTTATTTTACCCGGCATTAGTAAAAGAGTAAGTAATAGATTACAGTTCTGGAAAGAATCATAAAGGTTTTAATTTACTTAAAGGTTATTAAATGAAATATATAGATAGTTTAGACGACTATAACCAGCTTATCTCTTCTGTAGCAAATAAAAATATAGTTATTTTGCCTACATTTGTAAATCATAAAATTCATTATGTTAGAAATAAACCTTCATTATTATTCATCAGAAATCTTGATGATTATACTGATTTTGTGATTGGTATATCGCATCCTGATTTATTTCACATTCCAATTGAACGGCTTCAAGAGCTAAAACCTAGCGAAATTTGGACTATTGACCAAAAACGGTTACTTAGTATTCTCGATAATATGTCTATAATTGATATTAATATGTTTTACTACCTATCAAAAAATAACACACCAGAGTGGATTCTGGACACACCGATACATCTTCTGTATCAAAGAAAGTATAGTTCGGCACCTGATGTGAACAATATAATTCCTGCTGCAAAGCATATAGAATTGCATCAAATTAATGCTGAAAAAATATCTTATATTTTAGGGAACTTTAATTCTCCGGAAGCGTTACTCTACTATCGGTCGACCCTGTACACAATTAGCCAGTTAGAGCGTACTGGTATTCTGATTGATCCTATTAAATTTAAATCTCATTACGGTGATAGTATTTCTCCTCACATTTCTCCTGACAATTACATTTATTCTGAATATAACTTCTTTACTGCTACTGGCAGACCATCTAATAGATATGGCAACATTAATTTTGCTGCTATAGAAAAGAAGGATGGAGTACGTAGAGCATTCATTCCCAGATATGATAATTTTATATTATTTGATTTCAGTTCATTTCATTTAAGTCTTATAGCAAAATTAATGGATTTCAAATTTGAAATAGATGATATTCACACATATTTAGGTCAGTATTATTTTGGTAAAAAAACACTTACTTCAGACGAATATGAAGAAGCGAAAAAACTAAATTTCAAATATTTGTATGGTGGAATTCC